TTATCTTTACTATCCTTAACTATACTATTCTTATCTATACTTACCTTACCTATACTATCCTGTGGCAGACAAGTGGCAACCACTTGGCAACCATCCGGCAACCCATTGGCAACCACACGGCAACCATCATCAGAAAATGTGTATGCACCATTGGATTTTATCTTTAATTTTGCCAATTCTTCCTTAAAATTCGTTGGGGTATACCGGTCTTTTCTCAAAGCGTTTGCCATGCGCCAATGCTTAATTACAATCACACCATTATCAAACTGATAAATGTATCTTTTTTCCAATAGTTGTTGTAAATCAGCCACACTTGCGTGAGCTTTGAACATGGAAACTGATACCTGATTGCAAAATCCGTCATCATCAGCAGACATAGATAAATGCAAATATAAGGCTTGCGCACTTGATGACAAAGCCATAAAATTATCATCATCAGTGACTTTTTTTGTGAACATTCTACGTTCTGCCATTTTTAATCTCCTATTTTTTTCAAGCTTCGGTTGATTTATTTTAATCTTTTTCCTCGTGGTTTATATTGTTATATCTTTTTCTCAACGTGTTCTGCACCTTGTTCATACCCTTGAAACCACCGACAATAAAAGCTATTTCTGCTCTATTTTCCGTTGCCCTTGTTTCTGCTTCTATATCGTGTAGTCCGTACTCTGCCTGAATAATTTCATTTGCAGTAATTCTTTTCAGAATTTCATCAGCTTTCTTCTTTGTTATAATTTTCATTTACTTTACCTTCCTTTAACTGTTCTGCTAGTCTGTCAATAGCACCATAAATAAATTCATTCTCATTTCTATTTCTGATATTCCAATTATATTTTTTCACTACCTTAACAAAATCATCAACACCCTTGTTATAATTATCAAGCCTAGCATTTCTATATTTCAATATCTCATTATTCAAAGTTTCTTCGCCCCAATCTCCGCTATCAAACCATTCAACAGCTTTAAATACAGGACTAAGTGCTTCAAAAAGTGTTTCTATTCGTATACTTGCCGACTTGATATACTCAACTAGTCTCTGTGTATCTTTAGCCACATCTTTAAAACCTGCACTATTCAATCTATCAACCATATCTTGCAGTAATTCTGTTGACGAACCATTCATAAGCTCGTCAATATCTTTGCAAAACAAATAATTCCAACTTCCACCGCTCATTCTGAACCACCCACTTTCAATAAATCCATAAATTTCTCATACTGTTTCTGTGATACTTTGTTATGCTCTTTTTCTGGCTTTAAGCGGATTATAAGGTGCTTTTCAGCGATAGATGATAACTCCCTCGCTAACACCTTTTTGCCTTGCTGTATGCCGTCTCTGTATCCTTTAGAGGGCTTAAATTCATTTATCTTCTCTTTGCCCTCTCCCTGACCGCCAGCCGTCTTGTTATATCTGCACTGATAACCTCTTTTTGTGTATTCCAAAATCCAATATTGTTCCATTTCGTCAAGCTTGTCTTTCGGATAGTACATAACATTCAACTTCCAACCATAAGGATTTTTTTCGCTATAAAATCCTCTTTTCTTGATTGATAAATCTATGTGCTGATAGCCTGTTAAGTGCGATATACTGCGTTCTAAGCAATCTACGCTCTGACCGATATAAAAGTACGATATTCCGTTTTCATCGGTTCTAGTGTAGAAGTAAATACCACTTTGATTCTTCATATCGGGGCAAGCGTTTAATATGCGTTCTCTGTTCTTACTTTTTATGGCATATAATTGTTTATAATTTTCACTTGGCATTTCTCTTACCTCCTAATATCTAAATCGCGTAATATTAGTATCGTCTGACCAACAGCCGAATGTATCATTATCGCCATAAGCTTTGACGCTTACTGTGGCTCCGTTCATACCATCTGTGATGAAATCATCAGTGTAATTAGTGCTGTAAAATGCTGTATAGGTCGTATCGTATTCTTTCCACGTTCCGTCAGTCTTTGTGATTCTTACCTTATAAGATGTTGCATTTTCGACTTCTGACCACTTTACCGCTACATGACTATAATTAAAATATCTTGATGTGCTCTTGAAATAAGACACATATTTCACCACCGGAGTAGCGAGGACGCATTTCTCGAGCCAGTTTTTTACAGCATTATCGATTGCATCTTTTAAAGCACCATCAGGTTCGAAATTGATATCTGGAATCTTCACAGATGGTGGTTTAAGTGGTGGCGTACATGCCGACACCGGTACAGCACTGGAAAGAGCCAGTGTAAGCGCGCCGATTATTGCTACTAATTTTCTTCTTTTTCTACACATTGTTTTATCCTCCATTATTGTTCTTTTCATTTTTCTACACATTGTTTTATCCTCCTTTAGTTTGTCTGCGTTAATTAATCTCATTCTTGTTCCTTTGCACCTCGCTTCACAATCTCAACGGCTTCTTTCAATGGTACCGTTCCTATATATCTTGGCCATCCTATAGGCCTTGACAGTGTGGCTTTTTCGTTCAACTGTTCTACAACCTTATCCACATCAAAAGCTGTCGGATATTTATCCAGTAATAGCAATACTGTATTTGTATTGAGCAAAGTTCCATTACTTAAAGTAACCGATTCTAAATCTTTCTTTAGTGTGTCAACATCAATTAATCTCATTTTTATCACGCTCCAATAATATGCATTCAGTTTCAAAGAGTTTTTCAGATATATCTTTTGAATTAACTCTGCTCTCAAATTCCTTGATAAAATCTCTGTATGCCTGTTTTCTAACTTTTCGGTCATGCTCGGTACAATCAAGCTCATCGAATGAGATATTGATTTTTCTGATAAAACTGTAACTTGATTTATCAGAATTGATATTCATGTATCTTTCAGTGCATATTGGCATAATGCCATTTTTCTGTAGCAGTTCTGTAATCTGAAACACAAACGCTCTTACAACTGCAATATCTTTTTGCTCCGACATATCCTTTGCAATGTTCGCAAATACTTCGTTTGTATAATCCATTATTTTCCCTTTCTAGGACAGCCGTTATTGACTGCCCTAGAATCAACCGACTTTTAGTTAAATGGTAATTCCTCGCCAATACCATCAGGGATTGACATAAAGGAATCTGAATCAGCACTTGGACTGTTTCTACCTATAATTCCATTACTATTGTTCTGTTGATTGGCACGGCTTTCGCAAAATTCGTGTCTTTCAACTACGCAATCATTAGTGTAGATTTTTCGTCCATCCTTGTTAGTGTAGTTGCCTGTCTGCCATCTGCCCTCAACGATAATCTTAGTTCCTTGGTGCAAATACTTCTCTGCAAATTCTCCATTCTTGCCAAATGCGATACAGCTAATAAAGTCTGCTGCCTGTTCGCCCTCTTTCTTGAAAGCTCTGTCAACAGCTAATGTATATCTTGCTACTGCCATACTTCCGTTTACTGTCTGTGAATATCTAATCTCTGGCTCTCTAACAACTCTCCCACATAAAATTACTCGATTCATCTAATTTTCCTCACTTTCCAATAAATCTTTCGTCATTGTCAAAAATATTGCCAATAACTTCATAATCAACGGCTTTTCTATATTCTTTAAAATCATTGGTTTTCCAATCACAAATCATTGGTTCCCATTTTCCTATTGGAATGTTATTTGAATTATTTAATACAATGTCAAATCTTGAACAAGGTGCATTCCATTTAACAACAAAATAATTCCCATTATGTAGGATATCATTTTCCCAAATTAGATTGTCGTTCTTATCTTTCAAGCCTGTACATCGGCAGATTGTAGATGAATCAACTCTTGGAGCATTATCTGCTGTTAAGCAAGTTCCTGTAGAATAGTTAATTTCAGTAATTATTCTGTACATCTTATCCCTTTTATCGTACACTAAATAGCCTTGCACCCATTCTCCATTATCGGTTCGTTTTGCCTTGTGTAAGTATTTGTCTTCCATATTCTCTCCTATTCTGCTTCTGATTGAAGCCAATCCATACAACTAGCCTCTCCCTCGTATTCTTCGCCGAATGTGTTCTTAAAAGTTATAAGAAACTCTGCTAACTCTTCATCCGTCATATTCCTTATCTTATCCGCGTTTGTCATCGTAATGCCCTCCATACATCAGTCTCGTCATTAATAATCCATACATCGGGTGTTGTGCGTTTAATCATGCAAAGCATTTTCCCAGTTGTATTATCATTCTTCCCAAAGGGGCAAGTCTGACATTCATTGTCCTCGCACACTGTCTTGATTATTTTCAGTGCGGTTAGAATGCTTTTTGCCTCTACTACTACTCCGTCAACTTCTTTCTTCATTTTCTTCACCTCTCAATTCTTTCAGTCTTTCTTCTGCTTCGGATTTTGTGAGGAATACTGTTTTACCAAAAGCCTTAAAGGAAATCCGTCTATCGCATGGGTATTCTTTTGCATTAATCCAAATTCCATTTCTGTCTCCATCTAACTGTATTCTTATGCACATTGCTTCGACTAATACGGTTTCGGCTATATATACTATATCTCCCACCTTGCAAGGCAACTTAATAAGTCTGCCCTGTTCCTCTAACTGCTGATACTCTTTGGATTTTTCAAGCCATTCAGCTAACTGCTCGCAATCTTCTGCGCTTTTAATGCAAGCGACACGCATAGGATTATCTATATCAAAGAAATCTGCATGATAACGATGCTTTCTAGCTGTTTCTTGCGTGTGTTCTATAAATTCGTCAATATTCATTACTGCTCCTTTCTACCACACTGGGTAATAATTTCCTTTATCATCTGCAATCCAATAGCCTGTGCTCCAAGTATCAGTTAATGGGTCGTATACTTTTCTGCCTTTAATCATCTTTCTTGCCTTTCATATTCTTCCATAGTTGGTCTTTTCCCATCTAAATCGTTCCAACTGTAAAGCTTGTGATTTTCATCTTGCCATTGACTTTTGTAGCAATTTCTACAACTACATCTTCCACTTAGCCAACGCATTTCTCCGTAATACTCTGGCTTCCCACAATGCTTACAAATTATAATTTTATCCACATCTTTCTCCTTTCTAAAACAAACACCCGCTAGGATTTTTCAATCTTTCAAAATCGACATATCATATCCGCTTTCAATAAACTTCAATGTTTTTGCATGATTACACCTATTTCCGAGATATGTATAAATCTGCTCCATATCTTTCTCAGTAAAATCGGTTTCCAAAAACTGATTTACGCCGCCAAGTATAAATCTGTGAAATACATCATTGCTCCGATTGGCGTTATATGGTTCTGTCTTGTATGCAGGTCTTGATAACCATTCCAAAACTTTACACTTTACATCTGTTTCATTTTCGCAATCTTTTAATCCGAAATATGTATTGCTCCTAATATGTGCTATAAATTCTGCGTTATGATTTATAACGCTATTAGGAAAACAATTCATTAACTTTGTAACTATATCCCAACTAATCAAAACGGACATTCATCTCCTTTCCTTAGAACCCATTCCTTGCCCGGCTCTGCAGCGTCCACATTTGCGTTTTTAGCAACTTTCTTCATCTTCTCGATAAAACTATCACTATCAGCATTTTCACTTGATAGATGGCACATTATGACGTTCTGTAAGTTGTCTGAATAATTTGCTTTAACAAAATCACAAGCCGTGTCAATGGATAAATGACCTCTGAAAACGTGATTAGCTTTGCCTGTGTTATCCCTGTCGATTAAATCTTTGTCATAATTCACACCTAAAAGAATGTGGTTTATGTCTTTAAATCTCCACTTGACAACCTCACAATCGGTTATGTAAAGCATTCTTCCCATTTCCTTGTGAGTAATCAGAAAGCCGTATATCGGGCAAGACTCACCATTTGCGTCTGTATGTGTCCAACTTCCATCTATTGTTGTTAAATCAAAAGGTTTTATTGTAAACTCGCCCATATTCATTGATTTACGGCTATCGCCTAAATATGGGGCAAGTATTGGTATTCCCATTGACTTAAAATCGTTTAATGACTTGCTATGGTCTAGAGGTGGGTGTGACTTATAACCACACCCTTAATCCCCCTTATATTCCAATTCAAGCCTTTTTTAATCTCCTTAATCGGTATTCCGCAATCAAGGATAAGTGTTTCTCCACTGTCGGAAGTTAGCAGATAGCAATTTCCGGCTGACGATGAGCCTAAACATTTAAGTTTCATATGCAACCTCCACAACAGCCATAAGGCACATTGACATTAAACACCTCGTCTATTTCGCTTGCATACTTGCGATATTCTTCGGGTATTTCAGATACATCTATTTGCCATTCTTCTTTATAGGCTTCATAGTTTCTAATATATCCGCCGGAGTGCCAAAATATAGGATATATGCCTTTACGTTTATTCATTTTTGCGTCATACCTACTTCCAAATATCGCCTTTTTTCCGTCAATCTCGAGCGTCAAATCTCCACAACATAAATTGGGATACTTGCCTGTGTAGCTTATGAATTTGACATGTTCGGTTACACTTTCTTTATTTGAATTGATTAGCATACTCACACCTCGATTTCATCATCCTGTGGGAACTGAAAAACTTCCATATTGATGTATTCTTCAAAGATGTCTTTGAACTCTTCCAGTTTTAACGATTTTTCCATATACTCGCATGCGCCACTTGCAAGAGCTTTTATAATTCTAATTCTCGAATATTGCTCTCTCAACATTTCCATAGCTTTATACGCTTTCTCTTTGGAAGAGTACTCGCCTAATACGTATTTCTCTCCATTGTATAGTGCTATAACGCTCTCCATTGCGTGGCACACAACTATCTGCTCATAAGGCAAATCAACATTGCCATGCTGTGAAATCACTCTCATGGTCAACCTCCTTATCTAAAAAATAAAAACCAGACCAAAGCTACGAAGCTATCAATTAACGCAAGGCAAAAGCTGATAAGCAACAATACAAGTCCAAATGTTAATTTTGGGAGTTTACCACCTAATGCGATAAGCGCCTTTTCCGAAAGTGTTAAATTTGCCCTTACAAAAAATCTGATTATCAAAAAGATCACCCACAATAAAATCATTAGCTTAACAAAAATCATATTTCCTCCTTATTCTGCCTGCATAAACGGCGGTAGCTCCTCTGACTGCTTGTCAGCCGTGTCGGTCGGCTCTACATCAATTATGTTGTCCTCGTCAAAATCTACTGTGTTTGCGTTCTCTTTAATCTCATCAGCAACAACCTTTTCTGTATCAAGTTTTACATCTGATACATTCTGAAATTCCTCTTGTGCATATAAACCTTGAAATCTATCTGGAAATGCTTCTCTTAATGCCTGTACAACAGCTACTTTTCTAATCATTGTGGCTGGCTTTTTCGCCCATTGGCTGTTAAGCGAACCATCTTTTTTTCTTCCTGCGTACTCATCAAAGCCTACTGACTGATACTCGTCCTCTTTTCCGTCAATAAAGATTTTCGCCCAGCCACCTACGATAGTTTCGTTAGGTAAAACCATTGTTCCCTCTCGCTCTTCAACGGCTCCGTCCTTTTTAATTACAATAATTCCTGCTTTCTTTCCCTTATATCGCGGGTCTGCATTGGCTCTTTTTGTAAAAACGTCTTTTCCAGTAACTATTGTGGCTGGGTCGTTGCTTCCATACTTAATAAGGTACGCTTCTCTCAAAAACGGATTTAAGTGCTGGTATCTGCATAATGACATAAACATCATTACTTCTCCGTCAGATACATTGCCGCCGCCGCTTACAAGGTATCTTTTTATCATTGTTGGAGAAATTTTTACCATTTCCCCATTTGATTCATACTCGACTATCTGTGTATTCTCTGCCATAATTAATCCTCCTAAATCTCATTGAAAGCCTGAACCGCAAACAGTTCATTAGGTGTCTGCTTGAATAAAACTCCGTCAGATATAACTGTATACATATATTCGTCATACTTAAGCTCTACAGTATGTTTCTTACCGCCCATGTAATAATTTCTCTTCTTAATACTCATGCCTATACCTCCTATAATCCAAGTAACTTTTTGAGCGTTTCTCTCGCTCTCTCGGCTTCGTCTTTCAGCTGTTCCTCACTTTTATCAGCAAGCCTAATTACCATTTTGTACTCTTCCTCTGAAAGTTCCTCTTTAAGCGCACGTAAAACAGTAGCTGCCTCTGCCACAATATTGCTTCTTGTACCTCTAAATGTAACTTCTCCGTCTTTTGCTTTAATCATTTCTGTTCCTCACTTTCTTCAAACTCTTTCAACTGTTCTGCTAACTTCTTACACTCTTCTGCTACATATTCTTCTGTGCGAACTATCGTGCCGTCAATGCGAAATCTATCTTCACACTCAATCTTCATAGCAAGGCGCTCTCTGTAATTAGGAAATCTCTCATAAGCGAGTTCAAGTTCTTTTGCGTCATCGCAATGTGCGCAATCAAATCCAAACCACCATAAATCACTTTCTATTGGATAGTTTGAATTTTCTCCGCCATCCGCAAAGGTAATACCGCCGTGACATGAAAAATATGCTTCAATTCGTATTCTTTCGTCTTTATCAAGGCAAGCTCCAAGCAAAGGAAAAATACCGCTTATTTTTCGGTCTCCGACATCTGCTTTCTTAATTTCAAGATAGTCCGAATACTCTTTACCATATAAAGGGTGGTTTTTAGGAATACCTACATATCCGCATCTACGCCCCATCACGTTGAATGTAACGACACATTTATATCCTGCGTGTTCAAACTCTTGTTCTACAATATATCTATCATTCTTCATATCACACCGCCTCAATCACAAGCTCTTTGTCCTGTGTATGCTTTAACAAGATTAACTGGTTATCAATTTGTGGTATTCTCCAATCGTCAACGCTCTCTGTATCATCAATAATAATTGGGAAATTAACGTTTGCCACTTTCTGAAAAGCTCGGCATATGTCAACTTCTGTCAGCATTCTTGCGCCATGATTGAGATTTCTTGCATATGCTTCGCCGTTATAAACAAAGTCGCAGCACTCCTCGGTATCACCATTTAAGAGTGGTCTAAACAGCTTTGCTGTGGCAAAATCCAAGTACTTATTGACATCAGCCTGTAAGAGTTCATTCTTCTTGCGCGTAAACTCTTTCAACAAGTCAAGTTTTCTCTCCCAATCAGCAATCTGTTGATTGAGGTCTTTTCTCTTATCCTCAAGGCCGGCTATACTATCGTCTATACGCTTGTTATTTGCCACACCAAGCTCAATCTTTGCATCAACCGATGAAACTTGTCTTAGCAGTTCGTTTCGCTCGTTTTTGAGCTTTCTGATAAGCTCCGATGTATCGTTTTCATCTGCAAGAGCTTTCTCTTTTTCCTCGATTTTAGCTTTAAGTGCCTGATACTCACTGTTACCTGTCATATCAATATCAGTAGGTACTTTTTCAAGCTCTTTGGCAACAATATCATGCCTTTCTGTCAGCTCCTTAAATTCTGCTTCAAGGTCAGCTATTTCTTTCTTCTTATCCTCAATAGCCTGTTTAAGCTCCTTACTTTCGCTTGAAGCTAGTGTGTTGCCCCTTTCTTCAAGCTCTTTAAGGTTCTTTGCTTTTCGCTCGTCAAATTCGGCTCTTAAACTCTCCACCTTATCTTCCGGCAACCTCTGACCGCACATCGGGCAATTAACACTGCTTTCATCAAAGGTAAGCTCTTTTGTTTTTCTCCAATCAGCGCGTATCTTTTCTAAGCTCTCTGCGCAAAATCTAACCTCTCTTTCAGTGTTTTCAATGCTGGCCTTTCCAGCTCTTATCATTGACTCCGCTTTGTGAATTGAAGCATTGAAATCATCAAGCTTCGCCTGTAGCTCCATGCGCTTTTTCTGATTGTCGGCATTGGCTTCTCTCTCCATGTCTGAAAGCTCAAATTTAAGGTTCATAATGTCCTCTGTGGCTTTCTGCTTGTCCCCTAAAATCTTATTGTAATCGGACAGCTTATCTTCAATTTCCTTAAGCTGTGGCCCGTAGGTTTTCTTTTGCAATTCAAGTTCTGCAAGGTCTGTATACTCATTTGTGGAATGGATTGTATCAATCCTTGTTGAGATTTCGTCTCTTTCCTTGACAAGTCCTTTTGAGCCATTCCTACCGCCTGTGCCGTTCAGCTTGCCACGACATACTTTCTTGAGCTGGTCTACATCCCCATCGTCAAACATCGGCTTAAGTTCAGCAAACTGTGGGAAAATATCGCAGATTTCTTCATCGGTACGTGTTCCAAAATAGCTTGCAAGGGCTAATCTCTGTTCTGCCTGTGACTTGTTGAGAAGTGTCATGGCATTTAAGCAAAATGGTAATACTCCAAGTTCTGCCATGTTGTCATTGATGTACTGATTGTAGTCTGACATTTTATACGGCACATCATTGATTGAGTAATCAGTAACACTGCCTGTAATCTCACCTTTTTTGTTGCGTTTCTGTCTTGTAACCTTTTTCAGAGTCTTTGCTTTTCCGTCAATCTCAAAGGTAACAGCTCTTACAATGTCAACATCGTCAATCTCGACTCCGTTTTCATCATGCGGTCTTATGCCTGTAATCTCTCTGTCGTTCTCGTCATGGCAATTCAGCACATCAAGAATAATTCTCTTAACTGTTGATTTGCCGACTTCATTCTGACCGGACAATACAGTTTTCATTGAAAAATCTGCGTCTAATGTGTTTTTGCCGTAGAATTTGCAAAAATTCTGTGCAAAAATATGTACAATTCTCATTGCATTTCCTCTCTTTCTATTTGTTTATGGTTTTTAGAATCAAATTTCCGTGTAGGCTTGATTTTTTAACAACTCTCAGATATGAGTCTGATTCCGATACAAAAAGCCACTCACTCGGCACGTAATGAGCCTTATTGAGCAATAACTTCTGCTCTCTCGTTAATGGCTTCAATCTGTATCTTGTATCGCCTAGCCTAATTCGTCTTACATTGTCGCTCATTTAGTTTCTCCATTTCTTTGTCCAACAGCGCTTGAAAGTCAAACGATTTGTCCTCGTGCCGTTTAGCTCGATATAGTTCTTGTAGGTAATCGTTAGCACTCTGACGCTTCAATTGGCTACCAATCGCAGTAGATGTCAAGATTTCCATTTCCACTCCCTTCGTCATATACAATTCCTTGTATGCCAACAGGAGTATCGACCACAGTTCCATGTGGTAAATCATCACTTGCAATTACAACGTATTCGTTTTCATCAACTACCAATCCGTGCTCGTTTAAATGTCTGCCCGGAATATTTAAACCGCCTCCAGGTAACACTCTCTGTGAGTACCACGTATAAGTGTAATCGCCGTATCTGACTCGCCCCAGCTTCCTAAATCGGCTACAACTGTATTTCTTACGGCAAGTCGCTGTTGGCTCTACATAAGTCTGCTCAACTACAACCGGCTCATTCTGAACTACTGTCGGTTCAATTTTCCCTAGCATTACATCATTTAAATAGGAAGAAACACCAGCTGTCAGCTCAACTTTGCTATCTGCTTTCGTTGCTATTGGCTTTAAGGTCATAGTTCCAATTATTAAAGTCGATAACATCAATATCAGCTCTCTTTTTCTCATGCGGTTCGCCCTCCTCTATGAGACATATTGCAATCAGTATCAGCCAAAATACTGTTACGATTGCTCCAACGATAATACTCGCTGTCTTAATTCCGTATGCCACCGATAATCCAAGGAAAAATGCAAAAGCTAACGCTCCGAAAATCGAGTAGCCACAGCCGGTGTAGAATTTCTGCTTTAAAGTTCTTTTTCTCATACAATCACCTCACTATGCAAAACTTTGTTGAGCGTTTGCGTCTTGAATAAGCTCATCAAGATACTTAGGCACGACATAGCAATCAATGAACTCATGCACATCGTCTATATACTTTCTCTTGATACTCTTATAAGTAGATACGCAACCATACTCACGCTTTAACTGTGTCCATATATCAGAAAAAGTCTTATGTCTGATACTGTTATCCCTGTACGCTTCGCTCTGCTTGCCGCCAAGAATATTTACAACTCTGCGCTTAACATGCTGTTGTATCTCGTCAATATCGCAACTATAAAGTGGTACGTTTTCCTTAAGTTCGCTCACATCATCTTTGATGTCATTTACTTTCTGCTCTAATTCTGTATAGCCCTGTGCCAAAAGCTGTATCTGACCGCCTGTTGTCTTTGGCATACCATAACTGCCTGTCTTTCTGATTGACGGAAGTACCTCATCCATTACCCACCGCTCAAATTTCTCTGCACTAGGCAATTTTGATTTCATAATAAGTCGGTATAAATCTCCCTCATTTATGTATGACATAGATTGCACTCCACTAGATGTAGGGGTGTCACGTTTCGTTACTCCCTTGCAATGGTCATTAACTGCCTTGCGTGGATTTGTATATCCAAGTGCGGTTGCTACATCTGTTGCTACAAAATATGGCTTTCCGTCAATTTCTATCATTCGGACTTCTCCAAACTCTTCATTATTGAAAATTTGTAAATCGTTCATGTTTTCTCCTTTCTACTCGATAAAATAAGAAACTTCTACGCCAAAATAATTAGCAATCTTAATTAGCTTGTCTGTTTTTGGCATTGATTTTCCTGACTTCCAATCCGAAAAAGTACTTCGTGCCATTCCAAGCTCTTCTGACAGTTTGTAAAACGAAACGTCTCTAGCTTTTATGAGCGTATCAAGTTTTTTAAAGCTCGCCTGTCGTTTTTTCTTATTCAATTTCCCATCTCCTTTCTTGACAATAGTTAGGAAATCCGTTACAATAAAAATGTCATATTAGGCAAAATACGCTAGGAGGTAAAAGCCTTGAAAGCAATTTTGATTTTGCCTGTTCCATATTTGCGAGGTCGCATTTAAAATGTAGCAATCGGTGTAGCGCATTTTGGGCAGTAAAGCTCGATAAAAAATCATGGTTGGCATGTCCGATAATATGCCGTGCTACGCTAGGTACTCCTCTCAATCCGTCAGCTAATGGCAATTAGACTGCTGAACTTAAACTGCATAAGTGACGGAACATTTAAAGAAGCATTGGTACTACACAGTGCGTCGAAAGACTGCAAAATGTATGTGGTGTAAAAAATAAGGCAACGGCTGTTGGTGGTAGTACACTAACAGCTTTTGTTTTTAGTTCAAAAATCCTAACTAAGTCTTGATAAAAATTAGAAAATCGTGTATACTATGAATTGTCCAGAAACATAATATTATTTTCTCAATTTTATTTTTTATTGAGTTGAGATTTCCTAACTTCTTTTTTTATTCTACATTAGGAAGTCTTATTTGTCAACCCCAAATGTTGAGAAATCACAACTTTTTTTAAAGGAGATTTTCTATGTACGAAAGATATTGTAAATTAAGAGACTCAAAAGGGTTAAATGATTCAGAAGTGGCTAAATATGGCGGTTTCCCTAAAAGTACTTTTTCAGATTGGAAAAAAGGAAAGAGCTGTCCAAAATTGTTTAAGCTGGTAAAAATTGCAGAATGTCTTGATTGTTCACTTGATTATTTAGTTACCGGAAAAGAGCACCATTCAGTTGTCGAGGAGGCAACAAAAGACTTGGCTCTATCGAAAATGGATAGCAAAATCAAGGACTACGCGTTGAAATTATCTAAATTGTCGGATAAAGAGCAAGAAAATATTATGAATTTAATAGATATGATGTATGAAAATACTCAAAATAAATTAAATTAATAAGAAAGGTGGTATTTTATTATGAGTAAAACTGTTAAATGTCCTAAATGGGGTTGTGATGGTGTTGGCATACCTGTTGATACCAAGAAAAAATTCTCATTCGGTAAAGCGCTTGTTGGCAACACAGTAGGTGGTCTCTTCGGACCTGTCGGTGCCGTTGTCGGTACTGCTACCGGAATTAAAGGCAAGAACGGCAAAACAAAGTTTGTGTGTTCAAAGTGCGGTAACGTTTGGGAAAAGAAAATATAACCACAAGGCAGAGTTTTTACTCTGCCTCTATTTTTCCTTTAATAAATATGTACAAGTACAATAACAGGTCTTTATCTTCCAAGCCCTCAATCATTTTAATTATTTCATCCTTATATTCCATACAATGCCACCTCCGATACATCAATTATAGAACATTTGTTCTTAAACGTCAATAAGGACGGCAGAAAAATCCACCGCCCTACCGAAACTTGAAGAGTTCTCTTATTTGAGAACATCATCACTGTAGCACTTTAAAGTGTTTTATTTTGTCGAATATTGACAACATGGACTGTAAAGAATAGATATATTACTACATAATTAATTCCCCCGATAAAATATTACATATTGAACTCTACAACTCATATCCCCTTGTAGTATATCTTTAAAAACTACATACCAACTATTATTCATGAATGTTACACCTTCTAAGTGAGCAGGAAAAGCCTTTCCGTCACCATTAGATACTAATATAACAATATCATTAACAGAGAAACTTTCTAACCCAAACATGTTTTTGACTTGTTCTAAGGTAAATAACACAAATGAATTATTACCCGATTTCACTTCTTTTACTATAGTGCCAGTTTTAATTTTTATACCATCTAAATTAATTTTAAAATCCGTCTTTAAATTGCCTAAACTCTGGTTTAATTCACCATATTTGTCATTCAAAATCTTACCTTGGCTCGCATCTAATGCACTGCCAGTGGTAGTAGTCGTGAGATTGTTCGCTAAATCTTTAAAAGCAAAGCTTTTCAAATCAGCGAACCACTTCTTAATTTTCTTGAAGCCGACCGACACTTTTTCGCCAGAAACAAGATTTGCTCTAGTTGTTGCATCGGCAAAAGTAACTGTTGTATCGCTTATATTTCCATCTTCTGCAACCGCTCCGATATTGGTAGGGGTTATGTTTACATTTCCTCTGCGATAATAAGCTTCTTTTGCGCCTTTTACTCCTGTTACCGGTGTGCCGGCAAGCACATCCCAATATCTGTCGATTGTCAGATATACATTACTGCCGGCGGGGATTATATTACCAGCCCCCTCTTTAAAATCTGTGGTCGTAGTAAATTGGTCGGCTATATTGTACATATCACCGGAAGTAGCATTCGCTGTGTTCGGTAAGTCGGCAAAGTTAATTGTTCCAAGAGGCCTTAATGCTCCACTTAAGCTCTCAGATATTTCTTTGGCTTGTTCTGCGTACTTTTGCGCTTCCGACTCGCTCTTAGCAGAGCTAGTCTCGCTTGTCTTAGCATTAGTTTCAGAAGCCTTGGCTTTTATTTCGCTTTCTTTAGCATTGCTTGCAGAATTAGCTGATTCTTGAGCTTTGTTTGTGGCAAGTTCTGCTGATTTTTGAGCTTGTGATACGGATTGAGCCATGCCGTCAAGATAGTTCTGAATAAGTCTTTGAATTTCAGTGTCAAAATCCTCAACAGTTCCCATCCGCTTAACTATTCCTGGCGCGAAACACATCCATATCTGCTGTTTTTTCGTATCGGAGTCGGTCGATACTGCCCATTCTCCGGCTTTCATTTTTAAGGGGTCAAACTCCGCGTATGCCCCTCGCCTCATTTGAATTGCCATAAGCTATACCTCACTTTCATCAATGCCTAATTTCTGACACAATCTTGAAAACTTATCTTCCAATTCATCTATGCGTTTTTGCATTTTATCAATCTTCTGTTCGTCTCCGGCAAGCCTTAAGATTAGAAATTGTTCATAGTTCATGCCATAGTACAGTGTATCATCATCCGATGTTGCTTTGTTTTGGAAAATCATATTGAGATTTTCATTAACATGTCCTTTATCTTTAAGATTCTCGATTATATCCTGTGCCATTGCTCCAAAATATAACGGCTTGTCTGAATATCCTTGTCTATTAAGATTGTATTGGAATAAATCAACTGAACCTACTGCATCAATATAATCTTGATTAATTGCTTTAATATTCTTTTTTAAACGTTTATCTGATGAACTCCATACCCAAGTATCATCGACTTGGAAGCTCAAGGCACTACCATCCCAGTCGCAGTGATATGTATGCTCTGTCGTGTCGCCACACATCGCGTATCCTCCATCGCTTTCTCTAAATTTTGGCGATTCCACATAGCTTGCTGCATTTAGTATTTTTGCACCAATGCTTCCAAATGGTCCATATAGTGATATTACGGCTTCGTCATTTTTATACATTCTAAAAACGCCACCGTTGCTTTCTAATCTAAATTTTGTCCCCACGTTGTTTGTTGACTCGATTTTAAATTTAGTATCAGACACGCTTCCGCCAGTAAGCGATATTGATGAATTACCAACAATATTTTTACCATTTATTGTCGTTCCGGTAATATTTTCGGCATCAACACTTCCTGCCTTAACGTCAAGTGCGTTTACATAGCTTGTAGTCACTGTGTCTTTGGTTATCTGAGTGACTTTAGCAGTAGTGTCAGCCACATTATCCCAAGCAATTTTCACACTGCTATCAAGTGTCAAGCCCCTATTGTCAAGGGTGACCAGTGTTTTACCTTTTGCATCCTTAACATACTGCACACCACTTACATTGTTTTCCCCGCCTAAAGTAAGTGTTCCACCATGCGCCCAGTCAAAATTAATGCCGATAGCCGACATAATATTGAAAATAGCATTTCCATTTTTATCAATTCCGGCTTTCCATGTTTTGCCGTAATCATTTGATACAGCCATGCCGTTAGCCGTCATTTTCCACTGTATATTGCTCGAATTAAGGTCGGCTTTATTATGCATAATGTAAATAATTGAGCCATCCTCTTGCACTTGTTCAGTCTTAAAAAGTCCGAGCGATTGAGACATTAGCTGTGTCAGCAATTGCATTTGCTTGTCATATACACTTAGTTGTGCCTTTGCAACTTTCCTAGCTTGCACGACAGCCTTTGTCTCACTACTGAATTTATCAGCACTATTTCTTGAAGCATTTTCAGCGTCACATGAAATTTTTGTACCGCTTCCAACAGTGAATGTTCGATTAGAAATAAAACAGCTATAAGTATTTTGCTTGCGGTCTGTCACAAGTGCCACATCTCCACTCTCAATCAGTGGGTTTGACAAGAGTGTAGCGTCAAGAGGTCTGAACCTCATGCCACCGATTTTTTTGAAGATATAATTTGCAACTGCCTGTGCCTTTTCTGCCGAAATAAACGGATTATCAGAGATTGAGACTACATATCCCTCTTTTCCAGCAAGAGCATTAACATCTTTTGTCTTATCCTCTTTTGAGGTTACTGTTACCTTTACCCCGGTGATAACAACATCATCAGTCGCAACATTCAAGTCTTTTTGCGTGTAAATATTGTGGTAATTTCTCGCCTCCGTGAATGTTCCGCCATCAGCAATATCTCCACTTGAATAGTCGGTGAAATTTCCACCATCAACATTATCTCCGTCAGAGTATGGTGTAGTTTTTGCGCTAAAAGTTCCGCCATTGTAATTTTGGCTCCCAAACTGGCTCATATCATACCACTCGATAAGCAATTCGCCATCGTGACCGCATTTGCCCCATAATCCGCTTAACTGCAAAATGTAAGCTATCGCCTGTCCATATGTGAGTTTTTGATTATCACTTGGTATCTCGTTAATCACGTAATCAGAGTTATCAAATCTCGCCATAGTAAAAGGTACATCACACTTAATACAAGCGTCTCTGACTACCTCATACGCTGTCGTAGGGTAGCTTAAATTGCTATCATACTCACGATTGAAATTATTAATATTGTCAAGGCAAGTAAGCGTTATGAGTGAGCCATCATAGCTTGTTTCGCTGACTCTATACTCACCGATTTTTAGCTTTTCGGTTGTGCCGTCAGAAAAACTTTTTGAAACATATGCTGTTACGCTTGCCTTGTCAAAATCATACTTGTTGTAATCCTCGTAAATGTTATTCAGCTTAATTTTCAGTTTTCCGGCAATCAAAGCCCCGATTGTGAAAGTGCCGTTGCTCGATGTTGAATCATTAACCTCAAAGCCATTCGCCCACAGTTCACCATCACTAATAGGGATTTTTTCACCGCTTGCCGTAACTATGTCAGCAAAACAATTTACATTTATATCATTATCGAGCATTACTGCTCTTTGCCATTTAGCCGATACGTTAAGCATTTAATCACCGCCTTATACTTCTATGAGGTCAAAGCTCAATGTCTCATACCTCTTATTGTTGACAAACCATATCTTGATAGGCGCGCTTCTGTCACCTACATAGAATGTACGTGTTTCGTCAGTGCCACTCATAGCGTCAGGATATGTTACCGATATATATTCGGGGTTCACCATTTGAAGTATCTTTGCTGTCCTAGCCTTGTCAGTACCACTCCACGACAATTTAATTTGTCGTTTCTGTGCTATTCTATTCTTGTGCATTTTGCCGTCTTGTGTACGTCCACTATCGCTTGCAGACACATCAATCAAGCCCCATTCAAAGCTTGACGGAGTAGGTAATTCCACTCCGTCTACTAACATCATTGCCATATTGTTACCTCGTAAAAAGACACCCACGCAAGGGTGAGTGTCTTAGCCAAATTCATTTGCTACAATATATCGTTGTCCATGCTTTGCCTTACCTACCTGTGTCATGCGATAGAGTGTTTCGCTGTCACACTTAAACACGTTTTCAATGATAGGTGCAGAATTTCCACCGGCATTAGAGTTCATCATTACTTGTGCCATGCCCTCCATGACAGCTTGTTTAATTCCTTCTGTGATTTGTTGATTGTTTGCAACTACGTTTTTTCCGTTTGAGAATTTACCGACTAACTCATTGTGATTGATAAAAGCCATGCCGTCCTCTCCCCTTGGGAAAATTCCACCACTAGCAAGCCTTGGAATATGCACTTTTGGAACTAACGATACTCCGTTCCAATTTGCACCGGCCACCTTAGCGGCCATAGAAACAACTTTGTTAAATCCTCTTAATAAAGAGTTAATTCCACTGACAACAAAATTAACGCCGTTTTCTATTTTAGAAATAACGTAGTTCATGGCTCCTGTAACACCGCCTTTTATCGAACTCCACACATAATTAAATGCGCTTGTAATTCCGTTTTTCATAATATTAAAGCAGTTTGTGATAGGCGAAATAACATTGCCATTAAACCAACCCGCCACGCTTTGCCAAGTAGATATAACAAAGTTCTTTGCTGTGCTAAGTGCCGATGTTATACCAGCTTTCAACATATTAAAAAAGTTTGAAATCGGTTGTATTACTGTACCGCTAAACCAACTTGCCACCCCTTGCCATGTTGAAAATACAAAATCTTTTGCTGTCTGTATCGTTGTCTGTATAAACGTTTTTAAAAAATTGAACAGATTTGAAATTGGAGTGATTACATTATTATTGAACCACCCCGAAGCTACTATCCAAATTGCTTGAATTATTATCCAAATACCTTGAAAAATCTGTTGTGCTCGTGTAGCAAAGCCTTTAAAAAAGCCAACTATCGGTTCAATTACTGTGGAACTGAACCATTTCGAAGCTCCTTGCCACACAGTTACTATGTCTTTCCATAAGGAGCCAAAAAAGCCACTTATGGTTTTCCACATATCTTTAAAAAACGAAACCACAGGCTTAATGACATTTCCATTGAACCAATCGCCAACTGTTGAAAACAGTTCACAAACTGCACTCCAATTATCTTTTACCACAACAACAATAGTTGCGACTGCTGCCACTATTGCTCCAACAATTACCGCTGGCAATGCTGCCACGCCAGCTAATATTGCTCCGATTGTAGCCAATGCGACACCTATCACCATTAAAAGTTCATTCACCCAGCTAAATCCGTCTTTTAACATTTTGACAAAATTTACAATAGATAAAATTGTTCCGGCTATTGCCGAAAAAGCAGAACCGATTGTTGCTAATAGGTCTACTGCCCCTGTTCCGAATGCAGCCGTTATTGCATCACCCAAACTTAAACCACTGAATAATCCCTCTATAAGTAGTCCGAGGTTTGTTGACAATGAGGCGAAAATCGTTTTAAATGCTTGCATTATTGCCGTTCCAATACCAGCTCCTTCTACAAGCTCAAATCCAATTTTTGAAGCTATTGCCTGTGCTATCGCTTTTGATAATGATTTTCCAATAAAAGCGAGTGCCACTGAACCTAATTTTAGCGAAATTATCTTTTTTATCAGCAATGTGCCAACTATTATCTCAACAGTTTTAATGTCCAAATTGCTTAAAAAGTCCGTAATTCCTTTGAGTACGTCTTTCCACGACACATTTTTAATTGCCGTGGTTAGCATGGTGTATATTCCTTGTACCCATGCATTAATAGTTTTTGCTAGTAACGCAAAATCAAAATTCTCGAAAAATCCATTAATGCCGTTAGCAATCGACAAGCCAAAGTTAGTCCAATCGAATGTTGTGCCGAATGAATTGAGAAAATGTAAAGCTGTGTTCAGCGAGCCGGCTATTGTTGCACCCAAATCATAAAAGAGTCTTGGGCTGATTAAACCATTAAGGAAGTCTGCAAGTCCTTTTCCGAAATTGTCAGCTTTCTGATAAATCTTCTTCCAATCAATGCTCTCCATAGCACTCGCAAGAGCGTCGCCAATGTACTTTCCGAGTGAGTAAAGGTCTTTGATTGATGATTTGTATTTTTCAAGCAGTCCATCTGTCTTTTTCAGCGAACTATTAACACCACTGTCAGCTCCACCACCACCTGAACCACCACTGCCTGAACCGCCACCACTGCCACTATCGCTGTTATCGTCAAGTGCGTGTATCTCATCTATACTAAGCAGTGTCTTTTTCAGTTTTTGGGCTTTCTTATTGGAACTATCAGCATTATCGCCAATGTCGCCTACTCCGCCAGCTATGTCCTCCATGCCGTCAACAGTAGCACCGCCACCGCTTATCTCGATAGTCCATCCAAAGATTGCTCCGAGTGCGTCAGCTACAGTTCTTGTGAAGCTGATAACCTTGAGCATTACCTTACTTAAGGCTTGAACAAACGGCTTTAAAGCATTGATTACTACGCTACCTATGATACTGCCCCATGCTTGGAACTCTTGTTTAAGGACTCTTACACTGTTAGCCCAAGTGTTGGCAGTTTTAGCAAAATCACCTTGCGCAGCTTGCGTGTTAGCCATGACATAATTATATCTTAGCAATACCTTTTCAGCTTGCGTCATGGATTTAATATTTGCATCAAGTCCGTTTTTCATAGCCCACTCTGAAAGTGTGGCTTGCGTTAAATCAAGTCCGTATCTCCTTAATGGTGCAATTGTTCCTGAAAAAATGGATTGTAAGCTCTTTGCAACATCAGCTTGGTCTACATCGTAGAACGAAGCCATATCACCGGCTAGCCTTGTAAGATTAAGTGACATATCAGCCATACTGTCTGTAGTCTTGTATAGCGTGTTATTTTGGCTCATAAGAGCTTTATTTGCCACTGCCGTACCATTTGCCACTTGTTCTGATGAAATACCTATAGAAGTACCTAACGCTTGGAAACGGCTTGATATTTGCTTAACTGTCAGCTCTGACATTCCAAAATCTTGAATTGATGTTTTTGTGAAGTCATCAACTTTGCTTGCCATGTCACCAAACGTGGTATCTACTACGTTTTGAACCTCTGTTAATTGGCTCGCTAAATCAACTGCACCGCCTAACTTTCCTACAGCTCGCATAACCAGCCAATAAGTTGCGTAAAACTTACCGATAGTTGAAGCCAAGCCCCTAAATCCGCTTCTTGTACTCTTAATTGACTTAGTTGTGTTTGAAAAGCCTGTTACAAGTGACCTACTAGCCGAACCGACTTTTGAGCCTTGCTGTGACAGATTAGCAAGTGCATTAGTCATTTGAATAATGTTACTGTTGACTCTCGGTGCGCTAGATAATGTTGTCATTACCTCTTTTAAGGCGCTGCCGAGGTTTCTGATATTGTCCGCAGCATAACCGGCTGATTTTGAACCAAGCTTTGAGATTGAAGCCGTTAGCTGTGTAATCTCTGCTGATTGCTTTGAGATATTCGCAAAGCCCGACAGTTCTGTTGCCATGCTCTTTAAAGCACTTGCCGAGCTGACAAGCCTTGCAGTATCAAGATTGCCGAGCTTTTCCATGTTAGTTGCAATCTTGCTAAATGTACGTGTGTCAATACTGCTCACGCTTCTAAGTGATGTTGCAAGTTGTGACATTCCACTCGCAAAATTGCTTATGCTTGCACCATTGAGGGAATTGAGAGTGTCTCCAAGGCCTCGCAACTTATCTTGTAAATTGCCTATGGCTCTAGTCGCTTGTTGCGCGTCCGACTTGATTTGAAGCTCAATGCTCTCTGCCATTTTCTCACCTCCCTGTATGTAATAAAAAAGAGAGCTACACTAAAGTAGCTCTCATGTATTTAGTCTTTGAGCAGATAGTATGTTGTAATCAATCCAACATATCCATCTTGCTTAAGACCTCTATTCTTTTGAAATACCATGACACATTTAGTGAGATAATCCGTCCACTTGCCGTAATCAGTATCAAGTTTGTAAAAATGGTACTTGTCATGCAGAGTTTTTCTCAGCCACTTAATGGCTGTCGGGCAGTTATGTCTCTGACCGCTCCACAAATTGTGATTTTTAGCAAATCTCTGTGAATTAACTCCAAATCTGCCATCTTCCTTAAGTTCGTCTGTGTCAAATCCGATGTTCATAGCATGTTGCCATTTTCTTACATCATCATTATCGAGGTAATACTCCTCATTGCCTTTCCAAGCGTTATTCTTTACCGGAGTTGCTATTGGTGTCGGAGTTGCTACTGGTGCCGGATTATTCTCTATTCCATCGCCCTTACCAAGCTCAACATAGAGTAAGTTAGCGTCAGTACTGTTATTCAGACCGCTACAAGTAAACGCGCTTGAATACTGCCAGCCATACAGAGGATGTTGAATAACAGGCTTCTTTGCACTATTAGGCTCATCACCAATAGACATTCCTTTAGTTGACGGATAACGTGCTATCCAAAACGGACAATTAATCTGATTTGCGTATGGTGCAATGTACTGATTGTAAAAGCTAAGCCCTGTGTATACGCCAAAGTTAAGCCCGGCACTTTTGATAACACTCTGATATGTGTTGATAATATCAATAAGTGTCTGTCCGAGTCCTTGCTGACATTTATCTTCAACATCTAACCAAACGAAAGTTTTTCTTCCGTTAAGTACCTCAATCACTCTCTGTGCGTCTGTCTTTGCCTTATCTACTGTTGTAGCGTATGAGTAGTTGTAAACACCTTGTATTGGCATTCCTACATCAGTACAGCCTTTCCAATTTTGTTCAAAGGTCTTATCCGGATTAAGGTCTCTGCGGATTATTTTAAGGATTGCAAATTGCACTCCGGCCCACTTAACCTTGCTCCAATCAATATTTCCTTGATATGACGATACGTCAATTCCTTTATATGCCATATTTTCACCTCATTAATCAGGACTTTCAGGTAGTCCCGACTGCCTTAATGCGTTAATTCGTTGCTTCATTTCATAAACGGCAATTTCCTCATTAGACTCCTTGTATTTAGGCTCGTTATCTTTTGAGTATTGCTCATTTAACGATTTTTCGATGTATTTTGCTCTTGCCTTGTTGCCATTTAAGGCTCTGTCGATAGCTGTAAGAGTTGCGCTTAATCCGTATGTGCCCCACCAAGCCCACATGTTGGAGTCTGCTTCTTTTTGCGCAAGCATATAAGCCTTTGAATAAGGCTCTAAATCAGCCGGACAAGACATGTCTATGTCCTCAACGCTAAATCCATAGCCTTTAGTTACCAAAAGCCAATATGGGCGGATTTCGTTGCAATATACTTCCCATGTAAGCTCTTTTACTTCTTGATTGGTTTCTTCTTGGCTGTCTGTACCTCTTTCGCCAACATCTTGGATAAAAAACTGTTTTTCTCCATTTCCGCAGACAAGTCATTATAGAGTGATTGTAAATCTCCGCCCTCTTCATTCTCCGGGTCAAGATAATCGTCAAGTAAATCGTATACCTTTACGAGCTGTTTCTCTTTTGCTTCTTTATCATTAAAATCAAAGCCAAATTCGTCAGCGTGGAATTTTTGTAAACCTACGAGCAAAAACTCCGGTAAAAATTCAAGCATGTTGTCAATGACTTCAAGTCCCTCACCCTGTTGCTCCATTCCTACGAGCCTTGGGATAATTTTATTCTTAACTACCGGTGCATATCCGAATTTAACTGTATACTCTTTTCCACTTAATTTAATTTTCATTTTATCTTTCCCTTTCTCCCTAATTTATATAGGGAAAGAGGCAGTATTAAAACTGCCTCAATTACCTTACTATATTGTATCTTCAAGTTCGCTGTCAGCCGTGCTATCATCATAGCCAACCGCTACGGCTTTTTCCGATTGGCTCACCCTTTTTTTGTGAGTGTGATTGCTGTTGGATAGCCTTGGTCATCCTCTGTTACCGCAACCTCGTAGTTATCCTCAATCCACTTAGGCACTGTCTGAACTGATACAGTCGCAGTTCCTGTTAAGTGGTCATTGGAAGCTTCACCCGGGGCGAATGACTCCTGCCCAATGAAAGCACAGATACCCTCTGAACCTTTTCCGTCTGTGCCGTATAGGATGATGAAGTCGAGCTTCTTACCCTCGTTAGTTACCATCTCGTCTTTGTACTTTTTCTCAAAAGCTCCCTCAACTTCCATAGAACCGGCTGAACGTCTACCCATTTCCTGTGTCTCTACTAAATCCTCAAGAGTTGAAGTATCTACCATATTCTGTGAACCGAATGGTGAGGGAATTGATTTTGCTCTGATTAAGAGCTTGTAAGTTCCAGCCCAGTAATCGCCACTTGTGGCGGATGCGGTTGGTGTCTTGTAAGCAATTCTACTTTTTAAACCTGTTGCCATTTTTGTTACCTCCTAATTTTTCATAAAAAAATAAGAGCCAAAAGGCTCTTATAATCTATCATTCCAGTCGAATGACCGCCTAGCACGTAATGTTGCTGTCCATATTTTGCCGTTTTTCCTAGCGAATGGGGCTGTTGTCAGCTTAAATGACATAGCTTTGTATTCATTAGCTACTGTCTGCGCCACATTCAAAGCTTCTGAACGGCTTTTATTCGTTGTAACAATTACTTGTGCCGTAAATAACACTGTATTTATTCTTTCACACTCTAAATCCTCATTCTGTTCAATAGGTTCGAGTGCTTGAACTAGCACTGTCGGGAAACTAGCCGTTGAACTGTCCGACTGTTCCTCTTGTGTAAATTTTAGCTTGGGATATTTAGTTTTCAATTTTTTCTCACATCGGGTTTTTACAATCGCATATGTGAGATTTTCAAGGTCATAAACCCATTGATTTTGGCTTGCCACTTTATCACCTCAACTAAAAAAATTTCCGTGCCGTTCCTATGATGTCATTCTCCATTTTCAAAAATGCGCGATACATCGGCATTGTAGGTGTAATGCCGTATGAATGGTGTAATTCTCCGCTTTCGTCTCTCCAATACCAACCCTCGCTGTCAAATGCGTGTGTCTGTCCCGGAAAAGTTCCTTGACCGCCTCTCGCGTCATTGAAGTGTGGTTTAGCTCTCCAACCCGAGCCGTATTCAGCCATGAGCAAAGGCGATACATCAACTGTTTTGAGTCCGTCAGCCGTCTGCCATGTGCTTTGTATCTGCCCTGTTTCGGTAGCAAGCACAATAGCCGTACAGCCGTCCGTTGTATCTTTAATTTCGTAACTAAACGTGATATAGTGTCCGAAATTGCCTGTATTTACTCGTGCTACAGCTATGCCATTACTAGCAAGCTCTCCAACAAATGCTATGCACTTGTCCTGTAAGCGGTCTTTGTATCTTTCAAGCTTGTCTATCGCATCTTGTATAGATTTTTCTGTCAGAGAAACGTCAATCTTCATAATTACACTTCTTTCACAACTGCTTTGAGCATGTATTTAACTGAGTAGAGAGAGGGCTTCACTCCTACTATCGTAAAGTCTGCGGAAGTTGAATCAACTAATCCGTTTTCATCCTTTGTAGGCTCGCTATCAAGCCAAATAACGTCACCTTTTTTAAAGGGATATTTTCCTCTGTCTGTCAGCAAAACAGCATCAAAATCAGCCGTATTAAAGCCATATTCCTTGTTCTGTGCTTCTCCTCCGTCAAACGATATATTCGCCCGAAAATCAACCGGCTCTGAAAAGCCTGTTTCTTCGTGGGTGTAATATATTTTCTCTCCGTCCTCTGTTTCGTAAAACTTTGGATTTCCGTCCTCGTCTTTGTCATATACTGTGACAGTTTGACCTTGAAGCGCGTATTTCATGGCTTGTTTATTAATGTCAAGCATTTTTCTTTATCTGCTTGTAAATCTGATTAACACCGGTACTTGCCATACCCGACACAATGCCAACTGCTATTGCATCAAGAATGTTGTTTGCCGGATAACCGGGAATTACAAACATTCCAACAATACCGAGTATTCCACCGGCCACACCTACGATAATAGGAATAACATTATCTTTAACCTGTGGTATCTGCTTTGAAGCATATCCGATTAAATAAGTAATTACCATAATAGCAACTACTGTAGGTACTTGTGTAAAGTCCATCAGCTTTTACCTCCTTTGCCTAAATGGATTTCCTCAATCTCATTTTTCATTTTTGTTGCCGCGCCATTACCTCCAAGTGCACGGTATGCATCATACATATCGCAAAAATTCTGATACGCATATAAGGGTATTTCGCCAAGTTTCATATACTTATTATGGTATTCGATAAGCTGTACTCGTAAAAGTAACATTGTACCTTTTCCGTTCGCTTGTCGTAGCTTCTTTTCCTCTTCAATGCGCTCGTTTCTTTCTTTTGTGTCTATCGCTTTTTGCTTTTTCTGCTCTTGTAAAAGCCAAACAATATAACCCAAAAGTGCTGTCAGAACAATTGGCAAGGCAATAATGTATGTCTGATAGATTAAATTATTCATCTTACAGCCTTTCGTCTTTAGTAATTGGCACACCGCCCACCACCGCTTAATGTGTACCGCCTGCTACCACTTTACCGACATCAGTAAAATGGTAACGCTCAATCTTCTTTTGCTATAGCACTTTGACAAAAGGGAAAACTCCGACAAACAGTTTATCTCTGTCTTTCCATGTACGGCTCACTCCGCCCTCACTCAATGCGCTCATATAGTTCTCACCAGCTTGTGAATGGTCGTAGACAGCGAGATTGATAACGACATTCTCAAACTGCTTTAAATCGGCAGTTATATCATCATCAGTGAAAGTGTCCGGATAACACCTTTTTGCTTTTACATCTTCTGTGGCTTGCTTAATGAGCTGTTCAATGAGTGGGTTATCTTCCTTTTTATCGAATACAACCACATCAGATGTTGTATAATCGTCGTTTGTGACAGTTTCGATATGATATTGTTTAAGTCTGATTTTGACTTGCTCTAATGTGGTGTATTCCATGCCAAGCTCCTTATAATCCAAACTTTTCAATTAACATTTTCTTCAAGTCGCTGCCATTTATTTCTGTGGCATTTTCAATACCATTTTCGCTCGCAAGCTTCTTTAGGTCGGCTGTTGACATTCTGTTAATTTCTGTTTTTGTGTATGGTGTTTCAGGTGGGTTCATAAAATCAGAAGGCACCGAATTGCTATTGCTTTCCGGTACCTCGTCTCCGACTTTATACCACACTCCATCATGCTTTATAGAGTGCGTTGCTATCATAAGCCTTAATCCTCCTTAACTTTGAGAACCATAACGCTATCCATACCCTCAAATGTAGGTAATCCAATCATAGATACGATACAGTGAGTATTGATAGGGTGATTTGTAGCGTATGTGTATACAGATACACCGGTCTCAACAAGTGAGAGGTTTCCGTCTGTGATACTTCCGCTTCTTTCCTCTGGAGTCTTACCGAATGTGTAATCGCCAAGGAATACTCCGGCAGACTGTGCAGATACAATGCCTGTTGGCACAAAGTACTGTGTCTGTCCTGCCTCGTCAACATAGAGCTTGTCGTATACTTCAATCTCGATACCATATCCTCTAAGGTATTCAGTAACCTGTCCTTGCTGTAATCTGATACCGCCATTGTAAGCAGTAATACCGAGTACCTGTTTCTTTGTATCCTCTGCCTTAAGCACCATTTCCCAAGTCTCTGTATTCATGGTGAAACGTGTAAGAGAATATCCTGTAGCCTTTGCAAAGTCTCTACGAGCTGTAATAAGGTCATCGAGTGGTGCACATGTGGTAGGCTTATCCCATGCACTTGTGCCGGTAATCGACTTAAAGTGCTTTTCTTTATGCTCTGCGCCATTGTCGGCTGTGTAATCAACGACATAGTTCTTATCGCCAAGCACAACCTTTACCTTTGGTACACCATCTGTAGGTGCAAGTAACTGCCAAACCTGTCTCTCCGGTACAACTAATGCGCCCTCAATTAACATCATTGGTTTCTTTGAAATTTCACGTAATACGTTATTGGCAAGGCTAGAGTTTTCAGAAGTTCTGTAATTGTCGTACTCCTGTTCCTCTTTCTCTGTTACCATATATCCCTCACGATAAAATGGCATTGAGTTCTGAATGTCAGAGAAACCTCCAACATCTCTTAACTCTGCCTGTGCATCAAAGTTTGAAGCTTTGAGCGATACCGGCAGTCCGTTCTTGCCCTTGATGAATCTAAGGTCGAGCGAGTCTTGTTTACGTGTTCCGAATTTCTGTCTGCCAAGATAAGGGGCAGTTCCTAATGTCTTTTTGTAGTTATCCCACATTACACCGAGGCTTCTCGCTGTAAATGCTTCTGCTAATGGTAATGCCATGTTCTTCTACCTCCTTTTAAACCTGACTTGCTACAATCTTTGGTGTGCCATAGAAAGTAACTCTAGGTGTTGCAGTTCTAGCTTCATCTGCGATTGAAAGTGACTTAACTTTCTCCCAATCAATAGTTCCCTGATATACATATGTTCCAGGTGCGTCACCCATCGTTACATCTACATCGTGTAACAGATAACCCTTGCACTCTGCATCGTTGCTTGGGAATGGTGTACCGGCCGGTACAATCTTCATTCCGTTTGTGTCTGCGCTTGTTACCATAGTCTGTGGTACAAGGCACGCTGCACCCTCATAAGGGAAAAATTTTAAAATTCCTTTACCCTGTGTAAAATCTCTTACGATTGGCTTTCCCATCGTTCTACCTCCTGTTTTAAATTACATAGCTGTTTTGACTTTCAGCACTTGCAACTGTGCCGAATGAGATTTGTTCTGCATTGGCTACATCTGCTGGCTTTGAGTCGGGTTCATCTTTTTTACCGCCATTGTTTGGATTGGGAGTACCTTTGAGTGCGTTTTTCTCATACTCTGCTATCGCATTGGCTTTCATGTCGGAAATAATCTTGCCAAGTGATGTTGTGTCAAAAGAGCCATCCTCTTTTACTACTGTCTTTGCCTGTTCTGCAGTAATTCCAAAATCAGACATTGCACTCTCTCGTAAATCTCTGACAGCATTATCTTTCTGTAGCTTGGCAATCTGCTGATTGGCTGTCTCTAAGGCTTTATTTGCCTTTTCAAGCTCCGTCATGTTGCCATTCTGTAGCTCATCAAGCTGTGTCTGTAGCTCGTCAGCTTTGTCAGCTTTAGCCTTGTACTGATTGGCTTTCTCTTTCTCTCTTGCCATTTCCTCACCGCTCTTGTTAAGCAGATTTGTTATCTGCTCATCCGTTGCATCGGGAAAAAGTTTCAAAACATCATTTCTTGTCATTTCATTACCTCCGTAACTCACGCTTTTGTTATCGCTGGTCGCACCAGCCGAGTTTTTCTGTTGTTTAACGCACAACTGCAAATTTTGTATAAAAAATGAGCAACCGCACCGATTAAGATGTAGTCGCTCATTTAATATCAGTTATTGAATTATAGAAATTTTAAGCATAAAAATGCCCACTCCGTGGTTTGGAGTGGGTAATGTGAATAATTAACTATAGTATCCTTTTGCTTTTTACTAAGATAGGTAATCTCTGGCCGGCCATATTATCACCTCCTTGTTTATACCGCTTTTCTAAATTCCCCTTACAACTAATAATGTTCCGCCACTTAATCCTGACGGCAAACCTGTCAGTTTTCCACCAGAAACACCAAGCGTGATATTTGTTGCAGTTGGCGAACCATAATATGCTGGTTTATAATAATTTGTGCCATTGAAAGCATATATGGTTGTATTAGTAGAACCACCCCACTGAGATTTTGTAGTCTCGTAAGCGTAACCGTATGCTTTGATTGTCCCAGATGTTGTCTTGAAAGATACCGTTGGGTTTGTAACATCTACAAGATACGCTTCGCAGTTGTTATTAGATATACCACCAGACATGTCAGCAGTTCCAGTAATTTTGAGTCCGTTTGTACTTGTAAAAGTAATACCTTTGCGAACGTCTGCCGGACTTGCACTTCCGAAATAGTCGGCAATGATACTAATTTTGCATCGTTGTTCCTGTCCTTTTAATATCATTTTTTCTTCGTTTTTTGGGTATATATTCGAATTGATTTTTACAACACGTAATTCACCGTAAGAGGTGTTCGTTTTAATATAATCAAGGTCACTTTCGTTTATCGCGGCATATGTCAACATGTCATTAACTGGAATACTACCGGTTATCAACGCCCCTGTTTTATCATGAGCTTTTACACCGCTTTCCATCATATCTGCGGTTACCGTATCCTCCGTCAAATCAAGTAATACCTTACCGGCATATTCCACTTTATTTACAGTCATACTCAATCACCCCTAACCAATCGTTACTGTAGTTCCACCGGCAGAGTTTTCTGACTCCACGTAAGGAATCTTTTCGACTGTAACCTGCGACAGATGCGTATATCCAGCATCCGGCATAATGGTCTGCGGTACACTTGACGGAGTGACCGTCTTAGCCTGTGCCTTTACTCCCTCACTACCGCTCATTGTACCTTTTACTCCGAGGATGGTCACACCCTCTCGGATATTATTAGCGGTCAGTTTCTTCTTTTCTGTGGCATCAATCCCAACCTTTCCAGAGCCGTCATGGTAGCCCTGTGCAATCACATAGCTGTCTGTCAGAGTCTTGATAGAGCCTGTCACAGCTCCATTATTCGGCATCGTGCCGACAAGCTTTGTACCTCTTGCGTAGGCGGTTTTGCCTTTTAAAATCTCCGCAACTGCGACAGTGGCATCATTAGAATCTACGTCAAACGTGCACGTTCCTGTGACCAATTCTCCGTCTTTTCCATGTGCCGTGATACCGCTCAACAGCTTATCCGCAGTCACAGTATCGCCTGTTAAGTCAATCAATGTCTTTCCACCATATACTACTTTATTAATACTCATAATTTACAATTCCTTTCCAATAAATACAGTCTGTCCACCTTCAAGATTTGACACCTCGAAGAATGGTATTTCTTTGATTTTTACATTTTCTGTCAGAAACTTTTGACGTGTCGCAAGCTCTTGTTTTTCTACTTTTGGCGTGACCGTGTAATCGCCTTTGTAGTACTCCACTCCGGTGTGGTCGGATACAATCTGGAAGTGCTCAAAGTCAACCTTAATCTGCTCATTTCTAGGGCAAAAATCCACGTCCAGTTTTTTGTCAAGCTCGCGAAACGTTACATCAAATCGCATTAAATCACTCCCTCTTTCAGGATTCTACCAACGTATACGCTCATGATGTCGGATGCAAGAGCCTCTCCGGCTGTAGTTCGCACTCTTATCTGTATCTCAGCCTGTAATCGTGGCTGTTGTTGTAATCTTAGCGTGTCCTCTTGTGTCAGAGTCAGTGATACGGAAGTACCGGAGCAGTTGCAATCCGACAAGGTTTTTTCCAACACCGTTTTTTCGCCTTGTGCTATCGTGACATACATCTCTGCAATCAGTGATGTGTCAAACGGCAGTGTAAACTCTAACGTAGGTGTGGTACCTCTTATCATGCTATCCCCCTCCTAGTATCTAAATCTCACAATATTAGTATCATCTGACCAACAACCAAATGTATCGCTATCACCGTAAGCTTTGACGCTTACTGTAGCTCCGTCCATTCCATCTGCGATAAAATCATCCGTGTAATTGGTATAGTAAAATATTGTATAAGTCGTATCATATTCTTTCCACGTTCCGTCAGCTTTTGTGATACGCACTCTGTAGGACGTTGCATTTTCAACTTCTGACCACTTGACTGCTACGTAACTGTAGTTAAAATACCTCGATGTGCTCTTGTAATACGAGGCATAATCCACCACCGGAGTAGCGAGGACGCATTTCTCAAGCCAGTTTTTCACAGCGTTGTCGATTGCATCTTCTAAAGCACCATCAGGCTGAAAGTTGATATCTGGAATCTTCACGGATGGTGGTTTAAGTGGTGGCGTACATGCCGACACCGGTACGGCACTGGAAAGAGCCAATGTGAATGCACAGATGATAGCTGCTAATTTTCTTCTTTTTCTTTTCATATGTTAATACCTCGCTCATTATTTGTAATATTTAAGACTGCATCTACAGCCTGCGATTTCTTTTACTTGTGCCCCTAAAGAATGGTCTTTTGGAAACATCATCAGTGAATTCCCAACCTCAAACGGCTCAAAAATATCAATTCTCTTTCTGTCAACTTCTGCATGTGTAGGTCTGACATGTGAATCTTCTTTTGAGCGCCACTCTTTTGTTTTGTAGCCCTGTTTCACCATTTCAGTTTGCAATCTGTAATTGCCGACTGCATTAGCTTCATTCGCAGCTACATTTTTTGCTCGCTTTTGTGAAGTAAAATACTCTACTTCAGTATTTTGTGTAGTAGCGTCAACTACTTCATTCACAATGTACCGGGCATAATCCGTAATATATGAGGGCGTTCTCTTTGCCTTGCAATACTGTGTGGCGATGCTCTCATATCTGATGATAAATTCTTTAACGATAGTGGTTATCTCTGTTTCTTCCTTGCCGGATAACAAGGCAAATAGCATAACAAAGATTTTTTCAAACTTTTCAGCAAGTTTTTTTCTATCTTCCTTTTCCTCGTCAGATAAATCCATCTCACCAAAATATGTGTCGTAATCTATGTCTTGTATTTCATTTTTGTCAAGTGTGTGGATTTCATCTGCCATATCAAGCTCCAAAATAAATTGACAGCCAATTATTCATCGGCTGTCTTTCCATTGTTCTTATCATCATTATTATTGTTAGGTGTAGCTGTTGTCGGCTGTTCCTCCGGGAATAACATTTCCATGCGCTTAGCACTTTCAAGAGTGACTTGTTCAGGGTCACTAAACATGTCAATCGTCTTGACGGCTCTCTTGTAATTGATACCGCACCTAAGTAATATTTCAAGCACCTCTGCCTTAACAAGCATGTTGTCAAGCTTGTTGTGATTAATGTGTATCTCAACATCACTAGGCATAAGCGTAAAGCCCTTATTAATTCTCAGCCTGTTAAGAATAAGCCTAAGTGCCATTCTCTCTGATTTCTTAAGGATAGGCTCATTAATAGCCGTTCTAAGTCCAGCATCATAATGTCCGTTTCTCAATTCTACAGCCGAGCCGGTGTCACCGCCTGTGTTGCCCTGACGATTTGCAAGACCTTGAATGCTTAAAAATCTTTCAAAAAGGTCAGTAAATACCACTTGCCCCTCTGTCTGATTAAGTTCGCTCGTCATTACGTCAACATCAGCCTTGTTGTCTGAACCATTGTTAGATTTAACTACCAATGCTCCCTCTTGTCGCATTTTCCTGAATGTATCTATATCAATCTCACAATTAACGAATTTCACCCATGCAGACACAAACTGCTCGACTCCATTAATTCTGTCTGATGTAAGCACGTTAATAGCGTCTGTGATTGCAATAGTCATTTCAATGTCAGATAATCGTCTTGCATTGTTTGGATATTCAATCACCGGAATTGCTCTGTTGCCGTTTACTCCACTTGCATAAATTTTGTCGTTGCGAATATCAAACCACTCATTGTCGGTGAACACATAATAAATATCTGCTCCGTTTTCGTCCTCTCCGATTTGGCAAGAGAATGCCGGACGTCCGTTTGAGTAGTACACTACAAAGGTGTACATTGGATTTTCAGACGATAAGTAAAAATCGCTTTCATCAAGCAACTGCCCTTGTCCATCGTCATTACCGATGAATCTGTAGCCGGTACCGCATATACTTCTCCAACGATGTATGTCTATGTCACACTCTTGTTTACTTTCTGAGTCCATCGTGATGTTAAGCTGTGTGATTTCTTCCGACTTATGGTTATCGGTACCACGTAGCACATATTGGATTGGCTCGGCACACATCTCTGCGGTTTTACGCTCGACAAGCTCATACGCAAGATTTACAGCAATCTTGTTATTTATTTCCGGGCGGTTCACTTTCTGTCGATACAAAATCGGTTGGTCACCACGATAGTATCTGTCAAGATACTCAATCTCAATAGCGTTTTGCTCGTGAATCACAAGTGCTTTATTAAGTTCTTCGATTATGTTGTTTTTTGTGATTTGCCTTTTACGTGTGAAAATGACCTGTCTGCCGTAATTATTCTGACAGACAGCCGAAAAAGGTCTTACGTTTTTATGCGCATATCTATACATCAATAAAACCTCATGCCACTCGCAGAAGTTCTCTGCGGAACCTCTTTAACCTGAAATTCTTGTGTGCCAGCCCAAAACCATATCCATTTACGGCAGTGCGTACACATCACTTTATGGTGCTTCTTATCGTTTTTATTCACCCACGTTAATAGCTTTCCGCAACGAGGGCACATTACACTTCGTTTTCCTGTTGGTACAATATTAATATTCTGATTATTCATGTCACCCTCGCTTCACTAAAAATGGCACCCACAATCTGTGAGTGCCGTTTCTAAAAGAGATTTTCGCAATGAACGAATTACGATTTTTTCATAGTTATATTATAACTGTCAATTTTTTAAGTGTATATATGCAATGATATGTAAAACTATGCACACTACTGCACATTTTCAAGATATTCTTTTCCGTAAAGCCTTTCAAACTCTTGCAAGGCTCTGCCGTGGATTGTAAATATTTTTCTTATGCTCCAATTTGTAGCCTGGGCGATTTCTTCAAAAGTGTTTTGATTGACATATCTCATTGAGAGTACATGATAATAGTCGGTATTCTCCATACTATCAATTTGACCGATAATATGATTTCTTTTTCTCATAAATTCATCAACAAGTCTGTCTGTATCTTTTTCCAAGTCCACAATTTTAGTTACTGTACTGCCTAATTTATCTTTATCCGATGAAACGTCAACCGCTTCTTTGTCCGTTGAAACAGTAACGCTACATGCTATTGTCTTAAGCCGGTATATTTCAGACAGTTTGTTTTGTATCATTTTATCTAATCTGCTAATTTGGTTTAAGTAAGTTTTTGTATTCATTAATAAAGCCCTCCTCTGAACGGATTGTGTACTGCTTCAACCTTTGCTATCCGCTTTTCCCTAAAAATCATATCGCACAACTGTGCAGTAGAATCAACACCATCATCATGTTTCATTTTGCCCTCATATGTGCAAGAAAGAACGTTTTGAAAATATTTCTTGTATTCCTTAGTTTGTCTTTCAAGTTTTATGAAATGCAGTTTTCTTATATCCGGCGCATGATTTTTAATTCTGTCCATTTTTGCAGTTTTGTTATCTGCTGGGTCATGGCTTGTCAATATTGGGTAGCAATCTTTTTTCCATATTTTCTCGCACTCCAAACGATAGGCAGATGTTGTTTTTGTTTCCTCAAAATGTACCTCTGCTGTTTTATTCGAGAATTTATCTAAGTGACTTTCCATTCTACTTGTTACTTCGGGAATTGTTATATCCTTATCGCCATCGTTATACACAACATCCACGATATAGTATTCCTTTTCAATCTCATAGCAAATCGGCATTGATACAAAGTCTCCACCACCATATGCCGGGTCGTTTGCCGAAAAAATTCTATCAGGTCTTATTCCCTCAATTTCTGCCGGGTCAAAAAAGTTCATGTTATCAATATTGAACATCTGACCTTTTCTTTCTATCGGCTCTTGCTGATATTGGGCGAACCATGAAGCCATATCGTCATTATCTTCAAATGAAGCCATTCTGCGCTTATAATCTAATGTGGAATATCCTAATTTGTAAGGATAATCAAAGTTGCTCTCATTGTTTTCATTGAGCGCCGGAATTATAACTTCTCTATGACGTATGTTTTTGTATTCAGGATTGTTTGCAAGCAACTCTAATCTGCGCCCTTGCACATCTTTTGGCGCCCATCTTGTGCCTATTCCTAGCAGTTTTGCTTTGCCGGGCTTAATTCTCGGCATAAAGTTATTGTCAAACTTTCCCCAAACTGTAGCCTGTCTATCCTCGCTTAACGCTTCATCAATACCACTAAATAAATCGTCATATACTCCTAAGCCGTCACAGTCACACGCTCCGTTCAGTGTTCCGTATATAGAACGCATGGTAAATGTTGGGTATGTTTTTTTACGCAAGAAGTCTATCGTAAGGTCTTTTCCGTCTGTGATAGCTTTTTTCTCTACAATTTTAGGGTAAATATCTTTGTAGGTGTACGTTGGGTCATTTACCATTTCTAATGTTCCATCGTAAAATCCTCCGGTTATTTTGTCGGAATATGCCGAATATAGATTTGACCTTTCAGGCCTGTTTGAGCCAAACCACAAATTACCCATTTTAACGATTTGAGTCTTTCCGATACGTCCGGGGCAAAACACCATGCCCTCATCAAGTTTATCATCGTACAAATCTTGAATGAGTTGTGCGACTTGGCTTAACGGATTTCTTCTTGGCAAATAAAATCTTTCCCATGGTGGGCGATTTTTTTCCATGTAAATCATAAAGCTCTCAAACTTATAGTGAGCTTCCATCAGAAATAAATCAAAATAGTGATTAACTAAGTCATATGGTGTAGTCTCATGCTCGAAATGGTAATAATCCAAATCCCAAATCGTACCACCTGTTTTAGCCGTGCAGAAGTCCTCTATAAGCTCTTTTGCTCTCTTAGTGAGTTGTAGTCCATACTCAATGTCTTTCTCGCCGTTTATGGCTACACTGCAAGCGTCTACATAGGCATTAATTACTTGCTCGTCTTTCCCTTTATTCTCTATGTAGTTTTCATATCCGTTTACTGTGGAAATAAGGCTCTGACTAGCCATAAGAAAAGCACCTCCACTTTTCAGCAAAGGTGCTTATAGACCTCTGCCTATAACTGTTTTAGGGTAGCGACTACAATCAATCTGTAGCCGGTAAAATTTTGTTAGAATGCTGGCATTGCTTCATTGCAAGTCGGATGTAATTTCTGTACAAGCGCATTATAATCGTCAATTACATACTGCGCCGGAATGTGATAGTTTTTAATTCCATATCTTGAAGCAACATCATTTTCAATGTAGCATTCATTCCAATCCCAAGCAACGTTTATTCCAATGAATACATCAGCCTGTGCCAGCTTCTTAAGGCTCTCGCCTAAATACCATACAGCTTCTTTGCTGTCTTTAGGTGGATTATCCTCAATGTAGCTGTCGATAAGCTCTAATTCCTCGCCCTCGTATATTTCAGCAATCTTTTTCATTTTCTGAATACTAGCTTTGATTTCTTCCTCTGTTCTGCCTTTCATCGGCACACTCACAAATAACTTCTTCATGCTCTCCGTCTCCTTTTTATGTTTTATCAACCTTTATCTTTCTAAGGTCAGCAACTACAATTAGTCCGCAGTCGGTAATATCACTTAATCAATATCTGCAATGCTTTCTACAAAGCAATTGTAGTAGATATATCTCTTACCGTTAAAATCAAACTTAACATATCCACCATCGTTTGTATCAATATCAATTTTGCCCTCGTATGTTGCAAGTTCCTTGCCGTCTGCCGTGTATACAGTAATTGTTCTTTGCATACCGCCATTTACATCACTTTTCATATCTGTTACTGCTCTGTCCCATGACGCACATCCGGTCATTCCCAAGCACAATGTCAGTCCTAATACGACTGCTATAATTTTCTTTTTCATAATTTCTTCCTTTCTGCTCGTATCAAATAATATTTAATTTCTGAAATGTCTTATATATTTTCGGGGCTTGAATTGCAAGCCAGTCAACCATTTCCTCATTCTTTGCCCATGCACCATCAAACCGATTTGAACTATCAGACAGCCCGCTCTCATTTAGAAAAGCGTGCATAATTTCATGTCTTAAGGTCTTTTTGCGATATATTTCCTGTGCTTTTTCGTCCATGCCTACAAAATATTTTTCTTCCGACATATCGGCAACTACAATCAACTTGTTTTCTTCTTCACAATAGCCTGCAAGACCTTTTTTCTCCATGTAACTGTCCTCTGATACTTTGTGGATTTCGATTCTGTATTCTGTTCCAAGAATATCTATTTTTATCGTATCATCGCAAATAAGAGGCTCGTTCTGTAATGCTTTTCTTTCCGATGTGACTTTGTCTAATTCTTTTTGAAGTCTTATTATTTCTTCTTCCATTGTTTTAATTATATTAGCTCCCATAATCTCACTCCTTAAAGCAATCTCTCAACGCTTGCCTGTCTGCCTCATTATCTGCCTCAATAACAGGTTCATCTCCTAAAGTGGAACAATCTATCGGCTTGCCATTTCTACCGCCTATTTCGTGTGATTGTGCTTCTCTAAACGCTTCACGTTCTATTGATTTAATTACTTCTGCCATGCTCATTATAATACACCTTAAATCCTTTCATAGCATAATCAGAAACAGCCTTTTTCAGCTCCTCATTGGTGGAATAGGCCTCCTTCAAAAGAATAGCCATGCCTTTTTTGCTGATTGCATAAATTCCAAACGGAACCTGTTTACTTGCAACATGTAAAACAGCTTTTAATTATTCTGCCTTCATTTCATATACGCTATTTCCGACTGTCAGTTTCATTCCTCATAAATCCCCTTGTTTCTTCAACTATTTTAGAATCCCTAGCAAAATTCATTTCAATATGGCTTTGTGGCAGTCTGCCAAACTTTTCCAAAGCATATTTTTCTACTTCTTCTCTTGAAATATCTATACCAAAATTTCTCAATGCTTCTTTGGATGGCGGTTGATACTCTGATAAAGGATTGTCAATGTTGTTCATTTCTCATAAATCTCCAAAAATCTTTCATGCACTCATTACATAAATCGTAGGTCGTATTCAATACGCCATTTCTCGTGATTGAGTTTGTGCCCAACAGCCCTACTTTAATTTCTTTTCCGCACCTGTCGCAAGTGTGCCATTCTTTTTGATGTTTCATTCTTCCACCGCCTTTTAAACCAATCCGTACATATATAGAATATCAAGTGGTGTTATTCTATCTCGCTTAAAAGAATTTCTGACAATATAATTTGCCAACTCCCCATCTTCCCATCCGTCCGTACTTGTCATAGAATCATAAATCCGCTTATATTCTCCGGTCAGTTTGTCAAATTCAAACCATCCCAAGTCAAGTGTTACTCCGTAATCATAAAATCCCCTGTCAGACCACTTTCTGACATAATACATTAACTGCTTATATGAGAATCCAAGCCTTTCAAAAATATTTCCAATAGTTCTTATGCTCAATTCTCGATTGCTTGAAGGCAATTTTCTTTTCTGTTCATTCACGCAAGCTCTAAAAAATATTTCTTCTAATGGTTTCATTCTTCCGCCAACTTTCTTCCGCAGATAGGGCAATAAGCTATTTTCATTACCATTTCAACATTCATATTTTTACTGCTGCACACCGCAAAAGGTGGACATTTATTCAAGTCGCATGTAATTACAGGTTGATTTGACAACTTATCAATCTTAAATTTGCCATAATGTGTTACGACAGGAAATTTCTCTTCGCAAAACTCACACATGCTTCTCACTCTTCCTTTGCCTTAAACAGTGTGTCCGGAAATGGAATGCCTAAAAAATGCATATTTGCGTACTTTCTAAATGTTGGCACGCTCATGCCGGCTATCTTTGCAGCTTGTGCCTGTGAACATCTGCCATATGCATATTCCATTAATCCCTCTCGGAATGAGTCGATATTTCGTGTCTTAACTCCTTTTGCCATATTTATACCTCCGTTTAATACTCAATAATGCCTTGTGCCAACTGTAGCAGATAGTCACTTTTAGCAAAATGCGTTATCGAGTAGTTAGTCTCTCTTCTATGTGTTCGTCTGAAATGCTCGTTAACCATTCTATCAAGTCCTGTAAGCCCTGTTTTGTCTGTTAGGTAAACATCTGTCCACTCAAAGTGATTATGCTCCGTATCGGTCACATTAGAAAGCGACAGGCATACATTAGTCAGAGTCTTATCGGTCAAGATTGGGTGAACCTTGCAAAAATACGTTTCGTACAGATTCATATATCTGTAAAATGCGTTTTTGACTACTTCTCTGATTGTTTCGTTTTCAATACTGTTGTCACAGATTTCAGAAAATCTATTGAGCATATCATCTTTCTTTGCTTGCATATCCTGTCGGGTGACTCTTGCCGTCTGTTTCTCGAAAACAGATGTATGTACCTCTCCAGTAATCTCTGAATTATAATCTCTGTTTAAATTCTCTGTAGTAATCTCTGGTAATGGTCTGTCACATTGTCCCTCTCGACAGGTCATTTTGTCCTGTCGGGCTGTCATATTGTCTTGTCGATTTGTCATTTTGTTCTCATCGGAATTAAATTCATCCACAAGCTCTTGTAATTTTTCAGTATCTATTGTGTACCACTTTGTTTTATCAATGCCCAATTTGTTATAATTAGCAGATACAACAACTCCTTTATTTTCAAGCCTTGTGAATGTTCTCTGTATCGTTTTTTCACTCCAATACGGAAAATCTTTAGCTTTCCAATCGCTGTATGAGTTATATACCCAATATCTGTCGTCAATAAAATTTTTACCGGCTTTTCTGTTAATTCCTAGCCAATAATTTAATTGATTTAACACTATTGCCTCGTTTAAATCTCCTAAAACAAGTGCTAAATCAGTATTTATGATAAGTGTCTTTGATTTGTCTACAAAAAGTTCATTAAAATTCATAAATTACCTCCGTACCGATAACTCCGTGATTTATATAAAAACAGCTGTCAGGCGGTCACGGTTCCGCTTTTCGTGTTGCAATCACTAGGCAACTGATTTTACCGAATTAAATTAAAATACTTTTTTCTTCCATTCTTCCTTGTTCGCAATTCCGTTACTTGTTTCTTTTACAAAAGCAAACATTTTATCAAAATCTTCTGCGTTTATATAAATGCTCCCATTGAAAATATGAGTTTTCAATCCAAGTTTTGTCACAAGCTTTCTTACATCATACACATTAAAGTTACGAATATTCGTTTGGTTTTTGATTATTGTTTTTATTCTAGCGTATGAATAATCGCTTTTCCCCGCCATTTTATTGTATTTCGGCTTATATTTTTTGATAAATTCTGTTTCTTTATCATCCAATTCACTTTCTTTGCAATTAATAATTGCTATTTTGGTGAATTTTTTATCTTTATGTGAATATGGTCTTGCTAATCCTATTTTAGATTGTCCAACATAAACAACCTCATCCCCATCCATAAGAAAATAGATTATAGGGGTTTGGACATTAGGAAGTATTCTTGAATTTTCATTTTCTGCAAAATTCATAATATTATTACCTGCCTTTCTGATAATAGCCTTATTAGCAAAACAACAAACAGGCACTAAGGCTTGTGCTTTTCGGTAGCTAACCTAGTTTGTTGTAATCGGATAGACAGGACTCGAACCTGTGACTCCCTCCGCTACCATTACCGCAGTGGGTTTCTCCCAACTGAACTACTATCCGAAAAAGGCAAGATACACTCCATCAAAAGGTTTCCCAAAACACATTACAGAATTTTGAAGTGTCTCACCCCATTGCTTTCGGTCGCGCGTACCTACTAGCAACTTGTTTTTGTGTGTTTTCTTTTATTTTTCCGAAACTGCTATATTGCAGACCATCAGCATTACGCAACCGCTATTCAAGATATAACAGCTCGCACTAAACCGACGTATGATTGATGTGGTGTGGATTTGAACCACACATGTCCGAACAGCGCATAGAACACTATTATCTGTTTTCACAGAGTAGTTGCTTACCCCATTTGTATACACATCAATAGTCGGTGTCCCCCGACTAGCGCCGACATCGTGAATCGAACACGAACAACATTTCTGTTGGATAGCTTAGCAAGCTACTGGAATACCTTTATCCCATATCGGCAAATAATTTATTGGCAGGACTTAGCAGCGCATTTTCTGTACCGCCCATTTAATCAAGCCTTGTCGCCTACTTGAACCAATAATTAATCGGCAAGGTTGGGAATCGAACCCACGACAAATCAATTGTTAACTGACTGCTCTACCACTGAGCTACATGCCGATAATGAGGGTGAAGTCTAAGGAGTGGCAACACCCTCCGGAGATATAAATTTGTATGTGCTGTAGGAAAAGAACTAACGAAACCTACAGCAAAGGACATGTGAGGAATTGCACCTCACCTAAGACTCATATGATTTGAGTTGCCCTAGTTTAACAATTAAAGGGGGTATATATGTCTACTCTGCCTATTACAGGTGTCTTTACGACAGGTTGGTTTTCACGCTCGTGCATTGTGGGATTATACACGATTAACCCTCACGAGCCTTGTGACGGCTCTTAACAGCTTTCCACTATGAGGGTGAAAGGAACTACTAAGTCCAATGTCGGGGAACCAAGTAAAACCCCGAACAGGGCATGTTGGATTTGAACCAACGTATGCAGCAGTCAAAGTGCTGTGCCTTACCGCTCGGCGAATGCCATATATTTATTGCCACATGAATGCTATGGCAAGTATTTGACCGAGCATTACCGCAGCACCGAGAAGTCTCGAGCTAACTGTCTCTTTTTCGTCTAACATGGTACTTGACGTCCCAAACGCGGTTAATGCCAGCCATACTGTTGTTGCAATTTTTAGTACAAACATGATTTACACCTCAAAATCTAATCGTCTTTATTTTCTTTCAATACTGCCTCAGCTATGCACGCAAGAACTAAAAACACTATTGAGACTACCGTTGAGCATCGGTCAGAAAAGAGTATTCCGTAAAACATACAAAATAAAATTATCCATGTATACAGGCCCTTAAGAAACATTGGCATGAATTTATAAACAATCTTGTCGAAAATCTTCCATTTGCGCTTAGATTTAAGCTCATGAGCCTTAATTGTGTACCATGCAGCCTTACTCATGTCCTCAGTTACAGAACCTTTATGGCCGGCACGATATTTATACTTGTATGCAGTAATCTCACACCATTTAGCTACATCCTTAAGTCCGTAAATGTCAATCATTTCATCAATGCACTCTTTACGATTAGGCAAGTTGTAGTGGCTAGGATGATTTACCATATCGGAATTAATTTTGTTGGTTTCAAATCCTGTTAATTTCATCACTGTTAGCTCCTTTACTGTTATATATTATATATAACTAATATTTTATCGTAGTTGTATGTATATATATTATTATTGTGTATGTTGTTTAATTAATATATAACTTATGTTATAATAAATACTGCTTGGCGCGATTTAGGGTATGAGTAAGAGTCTTTTTGTTTTTGAGGATATTTTGGGGGCTAAGTGGGGCAGCTTGTCGCTTTTCATATACACCCCCAGGGAACCCAATACGTGCGTTTTTCAGTCCTCAAACATCAAGCATTTTAAATTGTATCTATTGCATATACAATTTACTTCTGTGCTTTCAACTCTTCGCTAAACAACTGTTTTGTGCATAGTTGTAATAATTCAATAGTCCGCAAAGCCTTGTAAATAAAGGGATTAGAATTGTATCTGTTGTATATATAATTATTTGGCATTATCAACCATGCTATCACTCGTTAATGCTTTAATAGTCTGACTATTTGCACCGCCCAATTGTGGCAATTCATTAGCGCTTAATGCTCTCGCCTGTGTAGCCTCGTAGCCAATTCCCGGCTGATTCATGCCAAATTCATTATTGCCAACGAACATAGCACCGACAGGGGATTTATTGTCATATGCTCTATCCTTGATACAATCTTTACGGATTCCTTGCAATTTTTTCCAAATCTCGTAACTGATAGGGCTTGATTCTTTGTTTAGTCTCCAATTATCTATAACGCCACAATCTATATTGCACCAACTACTAAATGCTACAGTACTACATAGTTTATTATATATATCACTAAAATATATATACTCATCACATATACAGTTTAATATATTATAATTATATCTATTGTAGTTAGTAGGTATATATGGATTATCATATAACTGTTTATCCTTTAAAATACTATTGTCATTGAATATAATCTCTCCGACTCTCTTGCAAACAGCTTTCCAAGGCCTTTGACCCTCGCTTTTCAAATCCTCAATTTGCAATTCCTGACAAGCCTGATTTATAGCCCTCTCGAAGTCCTCGCGATAAAGTTGAAAAGTGCCAAAATCGGCAATTAAATGTTTAGTAATATTTCCTTTAATTTTTTCCATTTTAGCACCTCAAAATCATAAAATAAAAAAGCCCGCACCGCCTGGAGTAATTCCAAACGATACGAGCTAGCCGGCATTCGCTTATTAATTAAATTTAAAATAATAATAATCAAATATACTTATTTTGTCAATATATAGAATTATTGGATATATAACAATAACTGTATTGATTAATATATACCACATCACACATATATCTGTCTCTTATACACATCTCCGAGCCCACGAGACTAGCGCTCATCT